CATCGATTCTTAACCGGTACTGGTGTGGATGGTAACCCGTGGAAGATTTCATGGAGAGCCAAGCTGCAAGGTGGCGAAACGCTACGTGATACTGGCCGCCTAATGAATTCCTACACACACAATGTTCTTTCAAGCGGTGTGGAGGTGGGTACAGATGTTGCGTATGCAACCCATCTGCATTATGGCGCAACAATCCTACCCAAGAATGGCCAATACATCACCTTTGCAGTGGGTGGCCAATATCGGAAAGTTAAGCAATCCATTATTCCACCTCGGACTCAACTCGGTCTTGATGCGGAAGATGAAGTTATGGTTTTGGATATTGTTGGGAGTTTTATAGATGAGCACCTTCTTCGCGGTGCGTGATGAGATTGCAGAAAAACTGAAAGAGATTCCAGAATTTCTAAAGATCTATACGCCGTTGAATTCAGTCAGCGTAACAGAGATGTCGCAAGTCACGCCGTCGGCACACGTCAATTTTGTTCGTATAGATAAAAAGGCAAGTGCAGGTCGTGGAAGCATCAACCAGATCGGCCAGCAATGGGCGGTTACGGTGGCGTGTCGCAATGCTCAATCTCAAATGACCGATGGACGTGCTGTAAGTGATGAAGCGGGGCTTTTGACTGAGAAGGTGATTCAACTGCTTTCCGGTTGGCAGCCTCAAGCATCACGCACGACACTGGATTTCATATCGGTTCGGGATGGTTATAGTCCGGGCTTTGCATACATCACGATTATTTTTGAATCACAAAA